CAGACAGGCAGAGAGCGAGCTTGACCATATCCTGAGACTGATTAAAGGTCATACATTCCAGTTGCCTATCTTCCTTGATGTCGAAGAGCCGGGAACACAGAACTACGCTCCTAGATGCTGTGAAATCGTCTGTGAAGGACTCAAAGCAAATGGATATACTCCAAGAATCTACGCTTCATTGAGTTGGTTCAACAACTATCTTGGCAGTGTTCGTGGTAAATACATCGAATGGATGACAAGATACAAGAATCTTCCGGAAGATACATACAATGGTCAGTATGATATCTGGCAGTATGCTTCTGATGGACAGGTAGATGGAGTCAGTGGAAGAGTAGACGTCAACCATTGCTACATGGAGTTTGGTGGCAGTACTACACCAGTAACACCGTCAGCACCATCTAAGCCAGCGGAAAAGAAAGACTTAGGACAGGTCGATATCACATATCAGGCTTTCATAGACAGATGGTTTCCACCAGTGGTGAATAAAATCGACTGGGCGGGAAAAGGTGATGATGTTTCGATTAAGTGGCTTGCCGTTAAAGTAAGCAAAGGAAGTATCCGGGCATGTGTCTATACGCAGGCTAACGGATGGCTTCCATATTTGACATTCGGAAACAGCTATGATCTGAATGATAAGAAGAATGGAATCCTCGGAGACGGTTCAGAGATTCTTGCAGTTGAGCTGTACTACATCACACCGGAAGGATATAAGTACAAGATGGTTCACTACAGAGTTTCTGTGAAGGATAACTCGAACTTCTACAGTGAGCAGATCGATACGCTGAAAGCCAATGGTGCAGACGGCTATGCAGGAGACAAATATAGATTCATTGACAAGTTCCAGGCTTGGATTGAGTAATAAAGATGCCCCAGAGCAATTTGCTTTGGGGCGTAAATATTGCATCATCTTCTTCTATTTTCGTGTTGCATAGTTTTCCAATATCGTATAATTCCTCTAACTTATAATAATTATTCTAATATGCTAGAATCTGTGAAACCCTTGTATTTACTGGGAAAAACAAAAAAACCAGTAACCATAACGATTACTGGTTTTACAGGGGATGAGAGAATCGAACTCCCACCAAAGGTTTTGGAGACCCCTATCATACCATTTGACCAATCCCCTATTCAGTTGTCGCTTAACTCAAGCGACTTGTTAAGTATACCTTATGGAGTGATGAATGTCAAGAAAAAAATAAAGAAAATTCAAGAAATATTGAGTTCATAA